TTAAAAATCCATTACTATACATGGGAATACCATTTGTTGCTACACCAGAAGGGTCTAATGTAAAATATGTATTCATAGCAGGGTCTATACTATTATTTACCGCATTACATAATATTAATGGTTTTGTTCCTCTTGCAATTTTATCAGGTCTTGTTTGATTAAAAGTTGTAGGATTAAATCGATTTTTCTGTTGTCCATATGCTGGTAATAATTCCCTATGTGATTGAAATCCTAATCTTGCAAATAAACTTCCGTCCCAATTCGATTTATCTGCCTCTATGCAATTATGAATAATTTTTTGCCTATTAATATCTGTTTGTCCCCAATATGATATTTGATTTGCAGTATCATCGATAGTTCTTCCATCAGCACTATTATTCCAATAACAACTCAAATTAATATTATTAGGCGGTTCGTAACTCTCCGGACATAACCATACCTTATAAATTCCTACTCCTGATATTTCTGCTCTTACACCTGAATTTTTTACAGGTTTCGATGTTGTTGTATTATTTCTATCATCTGATTCTGTATTTCTTGAAAATACCGCATCTTCTGTTGCACTATTTATTATACCTGCCTTTTCCCCAGTAACTGCTGATGCATTAATAGGAGGAACACCAGTAGCAGGTGGAACATAAGGAATACTCTTTTGATTAAGTATATTATCCTCTTGTAATTGAACAAATTCTACCCTACCTTTATCTTGAGCATATTGGAATGTAGGTTGTGTTGCACCTACCCAAACATAATTCACTTTATTATGTTCCAAACCCAAATTTGGTTTAATTGTTTCTCCACCCGCAACTACTGCTTTATATTTGAATACTGATAATATGCATTGCTCGAATAAAAACATAAATGGTGCTGGTGGGTCTTCTCGTAAATAACCCAGATTGTATGCTCCAGGTTCGCCTAATCCTTGCACTTGAAAAAGACCAATCCCTAAATTTTTATACGGGTTTGCTGGAACAAAAGGTTGAATACCAGTTCCCGATGTTAAAACCCATGTATTATCTGTTGCATTTATTAATGGATTTTTATATAATCCATTAAATTTCGCATATCCCGGTAATCCATCTTTTGTCCATTGTGGATTTGTTGATGATATAAATTTATAATCTGTTGGTGTTGAATTAGTATTAGTGAATAAACTCGATTGTTCCCATTCAATAGTCGAAGATTCATTAAATAATAATCCACCTATGCATTCTAATTTACATCTAAAAGCAGTATCACCCGGTGCTATATAAGGTGACGTCATAAAATTAGTTTGAAAATTCCATTCTGTAGGTAAAGACCCTGCTGGAGGAGCAGGTTGCGTATATGCATCTGCTTGTGCTAATGGTGCTTGAAAAGTAATATCTGTTTCTACTTGTAAAGTATCTTGAACACCTATTTTTTCCCAAGAACCTCCCGTTACTTTAGTGCTTGATAATGGTGTTTCTCTTTTTACTTGGTCATTATTCATAGGACATATTCCATGATTATCATAAAATGAATTTGAAATGCCCAAAGTATTACCCCAACATATAGAACCAAAATTAATTGTCGCCATTCTATCAACATCTGGAGTATAATCACAACCTATCATTATTGCCGATAATACTTGCGTATATCCTCCTCCTAATGTATAAATATACGGATAAAATCCCAAATCTAAACTTTCCATAAATGTCGTATCTATTTTATAATCAGGGTCTAATGGTTCATTTGCTCTTCTAAAACCATCATCTAATATATCTATTAATGATGGAGGATTTGTATCTTTTATTACCGCACCTTGAAAATTAATTGCATCATTTATAAAATTTTTATTAAATCGACTTTTCATTTTTAATCTTCCCAATTCTTTCAATATTCGAAATTTCTCATTTTCATCAATGTTCGAAGTAGCAGATGCACCAGCAAATATTTCATGCGTTGTTGTTGGACAAATTAATGTTCTCACACTATCTACACCTCCATATACTGCTGGTCGATAATCGGCATTTTGATTGTCCGCATCAGGCAAAGGTAATCCTAATGCTGTCCCATTTATAGGGTCTGCTGTTAGCATAGAAGTAGGTGCAGGAACATTTAACCAATCATAAACAAATGCTCTATTTTCTTGATATTCTGGTTCTGGAACAGGAATAACAGGAACAGGAGGTGCAGTTGGTGGATAATCAGGTGCTGTGAGCGGTGGGTTGTGTTTTGGTCCGCCTTTAAATGTTCTTAATTGTGCGGTTGTTCTATCATCAGTCATACCTACATCACCATCAAATATCCAATTTACTATATCTAATAATTGTCTTTTATAATCAGAAGGAGCAGAATTCGATGTATTATAATATGTTTCATAATTTCTCATTGCTTTTGCAAAATCTTTCCATTTTTGACGTAATATTTGTTGTTCTGCCGTATCATATTCTTCTTCCAATAAAGCAGGAAAAGGTATATTCAAATATATTAATTGATTTTCGAATAATTGATTGCACATAAGGTCTTTGGGTTTTGCATTACTAAAATTTTGTAATGGAGGATTATCATAAAGATTTGCAAATTGTGGTTGTTTAAAATCTAATTTTTTATATGTTAATTGATTATTCAATATAATACATTTTCCTACTTGCCTTTGAATTGCATTATCTCCCCCTCCACCCGGAACACTTTCTATACCATCACAATCATATACCGGTAATTTCGACCATCTATCCCCTAATTGATATTTATATAAATCTGCCGTTGCAAAATTTCCATAAATTGGATTTGCCCAACCTTGCATGTTTATTTCATGTAATCTCTGCGTTTTCGTAGTCACTAATGCTGATGTATATGTATAATATTCTGGAACACCAGGTGTCCCAGGAACTGCTGGGTAATTTACTATTAAATCCGGAACTGGAGTAAAAAATCCCGGAACTGCTGGAACTGCCGGTGTTACTACTTGTCTTGCAACCAAAATATCCCAACCAGATTCTGTCGAACTTCCATCTGATTTAAAGTAAAAACGCACAAATCTTGCATCAATTTCAAAATAAGTATTTAATTGACCAAATGTATTTCCTTTTGCATCATTAACTGGTTTTGACGGCAGAATATATCCTCCACTATTACCATATCCCCCATTAATTGCTGTCCATGATGTGCTCCATATTGGTGTTGATGTCGAAGATGCATATAAATATTGAGATAATGTGCTGTCTGTGTTTGATAAATTCCCTGCTGATGTGCTTAATTCTGATATAGTATTTCCACAAGTAATACCCAATCTATCATACATACTAAAACTTGAATGTTCAAATTCAAAATCTCTTATATTAATTAATATTTTATTACCTGCACCTGCGTCAAAGGTTGCGTGTCTTGTATGCGATGTGCTATAATCGTTAGCAAGTCCCCCATCGTCCGTAAATAGTTTTGCCCCATTTCCCAAAACCATAGGACTCACATTATTTGCAATATCAAAATCAGATACAAGATTTACCATTCCATCAGCAGTAGAATTATAATTTATAAAAGATGCTGGGACTGCCGGAACTTCTGGCGTAAATATTGGGTCTTGAGGTATTGCTTCTGTATATGCTGGGACTGCCGGAATTGCTGGAACTGCTGGAACTAATATTGATGTTGTTTGCGATTCGATGTTTGAAATCGGCAAACCACTTGCCGATTCGATTTCTCGTAAATATGTAGTTTCTTTTGCATTATCTAATGCCTCTTGCGTTGCTAAAAGATTATTACCAGGCATTCCACCCCATTGTTTTCCATATGATTGTGCTAAATAATTTTTTCCACTTGTAAAATTTGCTGGAGTTACTTTTACGCAACCTCCATTTTTTATTGGTATTATATCGGTTATTATATTTCTATATTGTGCATTAGCACTATTTTTCATTAATACATTTTGCGGAACTACACCAGGAGTTCCCGGGTCTGCAACAGGAATAGTAACTTTCGCATCATAAAACCCTGTTCTATTATAAAAAGGTATTACATTTGATGCTGGTTTTCTTTGTCCAGGATTTTCTATTGAATTTAATAATAAATCACTTGCTTGATGAATATTTGTCCCTATTCCTGTTATTGTTTCATTTAATCTTTCATTAATTATTGCTGTTACAGAATTTACATCTTGCAATAATTCTTCTAATGTTACATATACAAATGCCGTCATCGGTTCAGCAAGAGGCATTTGTTCCGCATTCATACCCAATCTACCAGACCCAAAATGGTCATTACGCATGAAAATATAAGGGTCATTATTACATTCTTTTTGAATATTTGCATTTCTATATCCAAATTGAGCACCTAATGGTTTTGTTCCATATTCTCCCGCATCTGCAGTATATTTTGTAAATGGTGGAGGATTTGGATTAAATTCTGTTTCTGGAAATAATGCTAAATCGTCATCTTGACCGCCTTGAGGTTTTCGAGTATTTCTACTATATAAAAATAATGCATTGTTACCTCTCATATATCCTTTTCCCTTATACGCACCATCAGTTCGAGGTATATCAGATAAATCTAAATTATCATAATTTATTAATCCTTCTTGACTTGAACCGGATTTTACATCTAATTTTGGATTAACAAATCCAACTCCGGTTGGATTATCGTTATAAAGTCCTCCAACATAACATGCACAATCTCCACATTCAAAATCAAACTTTCTTCCGTTTTGTCCCAAATATCCCGGTTGATTTAAATTGTTAAATTTTATTTCCAATACTTTTATCTCAAATAGTGGATTACCTAATCCTTCTACTCCGTAAATACCACCCTCATCAATTTGACCTAACCAATCAATTTCTAATACTTGTCCGGGATTATTTACTGGGTCTGCATTATTATTTATAAATACATGATTACCAGGATAAAATATATTTTGATAATTTCTTCCATTTCTTCCTCCCAATATTCCATTATCATAATCAGTGTGTAAATTTGGTATGAAAGTAGGTGGTGTAACTTGATTGTAAATATTATATGGTTGTATTCTTATTGCACTTACTCTACCCAGTGCTCCTTGTGCAAAGGGAACATCTGGACTTGACCAATTAAAAGTTCCGGGTGGATTTTCTATTTCAAATTGGTAAATTCCATAGGCAAATCCTGCAGGGTCTGCATTTGCTACTCCCGGTGCATATAATCTCGAACTAAAATATGCTCTTGCCCCAAGTGTTTCCCATTCCGCATTCCAACCTAATGCTTGTGGGTATATATATCCATTTCCCATATTTATTTCTCTATAATTATTTATCTGATTGGTAACTTGGTTTGCAGGTATTCTTGAACATAAATTTGTAGGTGTTACTAAATTATGATATTGTCCAGAAGTTCCTGAACCATTTATTCCTCCGTAAGGGTGTATTAATGGAAGTCCTACAGAATAAGTATTATTGTTATTCATGTAAAAAAATACTTCTAATAATACTTTTGTATCACAATAACCTTTTGTTTGACCATTTACTACAACATCTTGTCCGCTAAATTCTATAGTTGGAGCAGATGTCCCACTGCCCCGAATGTTTGCAACCACTAATTCGACACTGATGCGGTCACCGGTCTTAATATTAAAATCCGTTTCATTGCTCCAACTCCCATTTGTATCATCATCATCATTTATATTAATCGCCGAATTCTCTCGGGAACACTCGATTAGATATGTTTCTGTTCCTTGAAAAGTAGTCATTTAGTATAATAGTATATTATTATTATTATATTAAAACTATGGTCTAAATATCTTTTTGGAGAGAATTATTGTCCAGACATGAAAATGTTACCCGATTTAATCATCATCATTCGCTCAACCTCTGCCCATATAAGCACTCGTAATTGACCAACATCTTCTGGTGAGCGTGTTCTATTGATGGTTACAATTACAGGTTGTCTTCCAATTTGTGTTCCATTACCAACATAATTCATACCAGCATCTTTTGAAAGATTTACACCAATATAATTTAAAGAAAAATTTAATTCACTTTGTGGAATTCCATGCATAAAATAAGTATCATCGAATGCTCTTTGATTTGCATCTAACAAAAAACCACCTGCACCTGATGTTTGACCATCAGCACTAAAAAGACCTCTATTTACTTTAAGGGGGACATCTTCGATTTGAGAAAATTCATTATATAATTTTGATGTAGTATTTAATGCCGATGGGAATATATTTTCATTATTAATTCCAATTTGGAGAGTAGTTCCAACATTCGATGCTTTACTTAAATAATTTCCTAAAAGTGCATTTGCTGGTGCCGTTGGGACTGCTCCAAAATTAGGAGATGTTGGTGTTGCGATTAAAATATTACGAACAATTTGATGGTCTAAAGCAAGAAGAACGGATAAAGGTTGTTCTGCACTTTGACCTACTGCTACTGGTTTTGCTGGTAATGTAGATATAACATTAATATAATCCGTCATTACAAGAGATACGCCTTTTTCCAATTCTTGCTGAATTCTCAACATAGGTGATGGGACACCAACTTGGTCTTCGTAATAAATTAAATCTGTTGATAATTTACATGATGATTGGATAATAGTATTGCCGGTTGTAAAAGGCACAGCACCACCTCCCGCAGATGTATCACCAGTAACACATCGATTACCCGCCAAATCTTGAGAGAAATGGAAAACAAATCTAACTCTTTCTTTCAAAGCAAAAAGTGGAAGAGGGATTTGACTTAAAACTGGGAAAATTTCTTTAAGTTTTATTGTCCAGAAAGGCGACTCTGCTTCTGTTGCTTTAGTTCTAAATTGGTCTAATCTATTAGTTTCAGTTGCAGTAGTTTGAACAAGACCTTTAATTCCTTGACTTGCTTTAGTTCCTGCAGTTGTTATTGTATCTAATGAATTTAACGCCATTTTACCCCATGCATTTGCACCAGTTCCTTTGCGAGTTTTCATTCCACTAAATGACCCTAAATAAACATTATGAGTTTGGTCCCGAATATCTTGGTCAATAAGACAATTTTTCATTTGCATTAAATGAGGGCAATTTTCAACTGAATTAATTAATGTTGTTCCAAAAAACATTTCCACTCTATCCAAACAACCTAAAATACCCGCCATTAAAGGCAAATCATTTCTTACATTATTATCTGTTCCAGTTGTAGTAAGTTGTAATTGAAGGGCAATATCGTCAGATAAAATACCTTCTTGTGGAAGTTCAAAAGTGCATTGAGATTGACTAAAAGAGCGTGGTTCGATTAATCGAGTTTCCACTCTTTGAGATTGACTCTCTGCTTGAGAAATTCCTACCATTTGTGCTAAATCACTTTTTACCATTTATATAATACTAAAATATATTAATATTTAATATTATTTTTAAATACAGGGTATCTATTTAACTAATTGACGATGGAAACCATGCCTCTATCATCATAGTTAATAACCGACCTGTAAAGAAAGAATGTGTAACTACTCATAGGACTGGACCCGTCCAATTTTGAAATGATTCTCGTGGCGAATGATTGTTGTTTGAAATTTGCCGTATTACCAACTCCAAGCATATCGCCAACTCGCATACCAATACCATAAACATTTTGGAAACCATTTTCCGTTGTATTAATATCTAAACCGGTTACACATTCATGCTGTTCATCACCATTTGCTGTTGGTAAATTTTCAGTGTTTTGACCTGCTAATTGGTCTGTTGCACTCGATGTTCGAGGTCTAATCGCCATAGCATAGTAATATTGACGCTGGGCATCATACGAAGATTTTGCATATTGGTCTGCTACTGATGTATCTGTGTCGATTACTTCGTTCTCATCAATTTGGAACTGAAGTGGAAAGAGGATTCCTCCTCGAAGAAAACTGATTTTTTGGATTGGTGCAACTAAATCATAAATTTCTGGATTTACTATTGGTTGGGAACGATTTAATAGAGGAGTTGTTCTCATGGCGTCTTGTCCATAATTTGCAATATGAGGTGTAGGCAAGAAATTCGTAAATGTCGAAACAACTGCAGAAAGTGCAGGATTAATTTGCTGTGTTTGGTCATTATTGTTAAGAACAGAGTAAAAAGAACTAAATCCTGAAAATGGATAAGATGTAATATTTGGAAGTGCTCCACCTTTGGGCATAGCATATTCTCCCATTAATGAAACATTACTAATTTCATAGTAACTATTAGGTGTTGTAGCAGTTCCTCCATATAATGCTTGAATACTCGATTGGAGTGAAAATTTTAAATTTAAACCACCAATTCCGTTATTCATCGACAAAGGAATATCTGCTCCTTGTAAGAAAATACCCGCCATCAAAGGCATTGCTACACTCATCTTACGATTATTATAACGTCCTTGAACTTGTTCGTTTGCGGATACTCCAAATTCATTACTCAAATATGTCGTGTATTCATTCCACCCGCTCCCAGCAGGTAATAAACTACCTAAAAGGCGACCATAGTGTCTAATGGTTTCTAAATTTTGATTCATAGCATTATTGATTTCCAGTTGCGAAAATAGCGACGCCACCCCTACTCGATTGTTCAAGCGAACTTCGATTTCTCCTGCTCCAGTTTGGTCATTATTATTTGGTTGATTACCGGCACTATCTTTTAATTCTATATCAAAGCATAATTTTAAATTCTTGCTTCGAACGTAATATTCCTGTGGAGCAATCGAAAAGGATAATATGGGATTTCCACTACGATACGAGTAGGTGTCGTTTCCCGATGTTTGATTGTCTGGTGCGATTTCAAATTTACGAACTGCGGATATATTGGACATCTTTGTATTAACTAAATAAAATAAATTATAATAAATCTCTCCAATTTTTAAATTTTATTCTGTATCATTCAATAAAAATAAATAATACTCTGCATCTGTTCCTGTTAATTCTTCTGGGTCAATTCCATCGAATATTTCCATTGGGTCATCATTTATTTTAATTTCTCCATTTATTTTACATTGTAATTCATTAGTGCTTACTAATCTGATTGTTGCTAAATCCCACGCTATCATAGCAGGACTTTCTATTGGTTGGTATAACATAATCTTGTCGTATAATTCTTTTGGTATTGATTTCCATCTATTAATCATATATTCATGTTATATTATTTTTCACTAATTCTAATTCCAGGAGTATCGATATTTTTTAAGAATTTTATTGGTTCTGGAAAACAATCCATTATTAACATTGCAAAATTAGTTGTATCTGCTTGAGTATCATATTTCTTTTCCCATTCTAAAATTATATTTGGAGAGATTAATTCTAAACCTATGTCTAAATGTCTAATTGTATTTTTAATTTCGTCATATTTTTCATTCATCTTGTAGATATACAAGAAAAGAATTGGAAAAATTTAGTCCAATCGCAACAATTTCTTTTAGGTTTCTTCTGAAATCGATAATAATCGACATTTTGCTGTTGTTGTTTAATACTTTTCATCATTTATATATAGTATTTATTTATATATAAATTCAATTTAAAATTCTACTGCTACAGAACCGGGTGTGATAATACAAGTTCTAATATGATATAACCATGTATTCATTAATTTATTAATTACGTTCTCTCCAGGAGCACTACCATATTCCAAATTTAATCTAATTTCATTAACATTAGCATTGAATGAATGTCCATCTTTTGCTAACTGCCTTGGAACAACTACACAACGAGCATTTTCACAAAGATTTCTTGCACTAACATCTAAACGACTGATTGCTTTTTCCGTTTCATGCAGATGAATAGCGTCCCAACTTAAGCGTTGCGGTGCTAATGTAGAGGCAACTTTTTTTGTATCTACCCTACGATTTGGAGTTAGTCGGTTAGCGATATTGAAAATATAGGAGTCAAGCGAATCGCCTACTGGACGGAGAGTGTCTTCATAAATGCGATTTACTGACCTCATAGGTTCTGCAACTAAACTACATGCTCTTTGTTCATTTGCTGGGATTAATAATTCACTTCGAGGAATTCCTGCTTGTAGATTTTGACGATATAAATTATACGATGGATAATCGATTCTTACACCTCCACCGCTACTAACCTGTTTCATAAGACCATTCATAGTAGCACCTGATGCTTGAACTACAGAACAAACAAATTCTACATTAGACATTTGAAAACCTGCTTTTAAACTATTAGCATCGACCCAAACTTTTGCACCTACTGCAATAATTGCTGTAGTTGTTACAGAGGCAAAAGTATATCTACATCTACCACCTACTGATGATACTGCGGTAATTGTTCCTAAATTAACAGGAACTGCCGGTGCGGTCTGTTCTGCCCATAAATCTTGTCCAACTTGGTATGCAATGTTACTAAAATCACCTATTGCTTGAATTGTATCTGTTGCGGGTGCTGGGGCAACATCTGTAGTTTGAGTATTTAAATCAATAGATGTAGTAGCACCTATTGGAACTGCAACAGCGTTTGCGAATGTTTGTGGGTCTTGAGAACCAGCAACAGAAAGACCGGAAATTTGACGGATACCAGTATATGTTGCACCTGTCGATGAATAACCTACCTGCGTTAATGCTCTTAATGCTTTATCTTTTTTTTCTAATTGAATACGAATGCGCAACCCAGAAAGTGCGACGATTGGGAGTAATTTTGCCCCCTGTCCCAGCAATCCCGACATATATAATGGGACTACACACTCTACTTCCTTGTAGGTAGTTCCTTCGATAGGGTCATGGGTAAAATATTGCGATTTTAAAGAACGACCAACAACTGGGGACATTCCTTCCATCAAAGTTCTCATATTTTCTAAACCTTGCGTTTTTGTATAATGGTAATACATAGCAGTCCAAGTTCCTACATCTTCAAGTTGCTCCAAAAGTTGGGAATTAGCACCATCATATATGGAGATGGTTGATAATATACTGGACCCCGCTCCCATGGGGTCTGGTTGTGCAAGACAATTTGTGCTACCATCGTCTTTTACTTTCAATAAAAATTTAAGATATGAACCTTGACTTGCATTTAAAAGAGGGACTTCTTCTGGTGAAATAAAAATATCGATTGTATCTTGTGCTTCATATACGCTATTTCTGTCTGTTAAAATAGATTTACTTAATGTTGGAACACTCATTTATATAATACTAATATAAAAAATATTTATTTTAATTTTTAAATAAATATTTTGTTATGCTTCTAATGGAGCAACTACTCTTCCTCCTAAATCAAGTGTGGGTTGTGAAACTTGGGGTAATGCCTTTTTTCTTAAAGTTTCTTCTACTCCTGCTTCGCTAAACGATTGAACTGCTCCGTATGCACCTGCTCCAACACTTGCAACTTCTGTGATTGCCCCCAATCCTTCTAATAATGCACCTAATGGGGCAAATATACCACTTGCTAAAAGAGCATCACCTATACCCATTTCACCATCACCTAATGCATCTCCCAATCCACTACCTCCTTCTTCTTCTGCTGTTGAAATACCACTTGCACCTTCATTGGATATTGTTTTTGGAACATCTGGTGGAGCATATTGTGATATTGTCCCTCTATCTTCTCCTATATCTTGATAATCTCCTTCTCCTGGACCTGATGTAGGTTTTTTAAAATCAGTCATTTCTTTTGTTTCTCCAGCAAATTTACCTTCAGGTTCTGTATAAGGTTGTGGTCTTGTTCTTTTAAATCTTTCTTCAAGACCCATATTTCCAATACCGGTTCTATCATTTTCGAAACCAGCATCTAAAGGTCTTGTTGTTGAAAATCTTGGTTCTTCATGTGCATCGAATAATGATGGTTCTCCAGTTCCTAATTTTTCTGTAGCGTTTGGAAGTCCATTTTCATCTACATCTTCAAATCTTGGATTGGAAGACGGATTTACTGGTCTTGTTGCTGTAGGTTCTCCTGTTACATTATCATCTCCCCCCGGAGCATCTCGTCCATACGGGTCTGGGTTATCTCCCAAATCATCAGCACTTACTCTTGGTCTTCTCATTTCTTCTCCATCTACCCCTGTTTTTGATTTTATCGCTTGTTCTTTAATTTTTTGCATAGGGTTAAATCTACTCATTGCATCACCTTCTTTTGTTTCACCAGCAAATTTTGTTTCACCGGTTCTTAAATTATCCAATCTATCTGATTGTTCATTAAATGCATCATTAAGTGTATCTCTTGCACCTCCTAATTTTTGTCTTACACTTGATACAGCATCTTGCCCTTGATTAAGTGCTGTTTTTATTGCTCCTTTTGCATCTCGTAATTTTCCTGGTGCTCCCTTAATAAAATTTACTAAATCTCCTGCTCGTTTTCCAACTGCTTTTAAACCTTCTACAGCAACTGGAATTTCAAGACCCAATTTCGCCATTTCACCATACTTCTCCACTTCTGCTTGAATACCTGCTAATGCATTATTTCTTTGTCTAATACCATTTGCTCTTAAAGCATCTAAATTGTTTGAATAACTTTGCACATTATCTCGAATCGCATCGTCAAAACCAGTAATACTCATTTATATATTGACTAATATAATAAATTTAAAAAACCTTTTCCGTAAAATTTAAAAATGCTTCCGGAGGTGTGCTATCTAAACGAAAATATATCCATGAATATGGTTCTTTCCTTGCATTCTCCATAATAGTATCGAATTGTCCGCCAAATGTGTCGTCCAAATCATATTTTAAAGATTCTAATTCTTTCTTATTCTTTATCATTCCTGATACTAATAATCCTGTGCAATTTGCTCTAATAATAGGCACTAAATCTAAATATTTTTGCGTAGAGTATAAGTATAAGCAGGAATCTCCTTTATTTACGAAATGTCGAAAACGAGAACATAATCTCAATACAGCACCACCATTTCTGCCGTGACGATTAAATTCTCCATAACAATCATCAACAATTAAAGCATATGAAGTATCACTATCTCCATCTTCTTTTTTTTGCATTTGCATACTAATTAAATCGGTAATAATTTTATCATCATATCTATCATAACAAGTATCTTTCCACTTTTTAGCAGTAAATCTTGAAGTCGAGTCATTCCAGATTGTGGGCGAAATCACAGAAACCGATGAAAAGAAATTCTTTTTTTCATCATCTCCCCCGTAAAAATTGGGGTTATGGAGAAAATTGTTCCACAACGTGCCCTTACCCATGCGAACTCCTCCGACCAATGCTAATAATTGACCCTTATAAACATTTGGAATGTTAGGGTGTAATTCTTTTTGCGGTTTCATTTCGTTTTCTTCTGGAATAACGGGTAATATTGTTAAATCATTTGTCGCCATTTATATAATACGGGTATTTTAATTTTATTAAATTCTCTCTAATATATAAAATGAATGACTATGAAAACCAAGTGCTAACTGATTTTAAAGTTTTTTGTCCAAAAGAAGTTGTTGCAAAATATAATCATAAACATCAGAACCAAAAAAATTGGACAAGATTCTATTATTATAAAGATAAAAAACGGCATATTGTGGGCAAAGATAATCTTGAATATGATTATGAGGTATCATCTACCCTTGCTTATAATAAAAATGTATTCTATAAAATGACTACCATGAGCAATCAGGATACATTTTTTGATTATTATTTTAAATTAAAAAATGATTTGCCTAAAATTGTTGTAAAAAAATCAAACAGAAAAGGTAAAAGTGATAGAACTAAAAATGTTAATGAAAAAATTAAAAAAGAAATCGATTATGAAATGAGTAGTGATGGTAAATTTATATGCAGATTTAATTGATTTAGTAGTTTTTAAAAAATCGTTCTACTTTCGTATATTGTTCAGGTCTTTTAAAATTATTTATTAAATTCAAGAAATATTTTATTTCTTGAGTTTTTATTTTCTTTTTTTGTTTTGTTTTCTTTTTGGGCATTATTATATATATATGGAAACGTAGTCCTATATGCTTTGTTAATAATTTATAGCATCAATCGTTCGCATTCTTCACATATGCATTTACAACCGGGACATTCTCCAATACGAGTTTGTTCTCTAAATTGTTGTTTTAAAGTAAGTGGTGCTAAATGCCCCATCTTTTTCCAGTTTTCCACCCGGGATTTTTTATTCCATTTATACCAGTCATTACCAAAGCGCTCTCTTAACCAAGCACGCTTATCTTTATTATTTAAATTAGTCATTTTATTTCTTTTAACACTAACATCACCAGTCATATTCAAGATTTCAAAGTCAGTTTGGGTTGCGATAGTAGGCATTTTGATTGTTTTTGATTGTTATATACCTTACTTTATTAAGGTTAAAAACAAATCAATTTTTTATTTAAATCCCATGAGAGTTAAACCAAGCGACACTCTCGATTTTAATAATTTCGTCATTTTATATTTTCTATTATGAAAAGAAAAAGTTTTCCCAACATCTACTTTTTTTATTTTTGTTAATTCTCCTTTTGTAAATTTTTCACCTTTTTTCATTTTTAATTGTTTTCTTAAAGTTCCCTCCTTAAATGTGATTTTTCCAGTTTCTTTTGCTCCTTTTGATTTTTTTAAAACAATTGTTTCTTTTTTTGGTCTTCCTCGTTTTTTTCCATAAGTTCCAATTCCTTCCGGCATTTTATAGTATATATTTATATTTTTATTTTTTTTCTTTTAATTCTTTTATTTCTTTACTTTGTCTGCAAATCACAAACTTTAATTTCTTTATTTCTTTCACTTTTGGACGAAGAGTATCTTTTAACAAATTAAACCCATACTCGTGAATAGCGTGTTGGTGTTGTTGTTGCATATTATGATGTTGTTGTTTCTTCAATTCTTTCTTTAATTCGAGATTTTCCGTCATTAAATGTTCAAGATATTTTTTTGCTTTAGGAGGACAAGATTCAATTAAATTAAATGCTTCTTCTTCGTATTTCTCTAATGGGTTATTGCATGTGAAAGTAGTCATTATATATGTTTTTGTGTGTGTTTATATCTCTAATTAAGATACCATTATTTTACTTCAATTTAATTGAATAATTCTTCCATTTTTTTCATTTCTTTTTCATTTTCTTTCAACATTTCATAATATCCCGCATTTTCTTTTTCTAAATCTAAAATATATTTTGCTCTACCATCTGTATTAATTTCATTATGTAATAAATAATTTTCTTGTTTTAATCCCGCATTTTCTTCTTTTAAATTCTCAAATATTTTCCCATTTCTTTCATTCTGATTATTTAAATAATCAATACCATTTTCTAATTTGGAAATGTATTCAATTAGTTTTATTTCTTTTTTGATGTCTTGTTGCGTTTGCAATAGTTCTTTTTTGGTATTTGGATTTTCTAATTTGGAAATGTATTCAATTAGTTCTTTTTTGGTATTTCTCATAGTCATTTTTGGATTGTTATATACCTTTATTAAGAATAAAAAGTTTTCAATTTTTTATTTAAATTCCATAATTCCACCTTCCTTTTTTTGATTTCGTATGTTGGGCAAATGACCCAATATTACCAGTCCATTTTGATACTCTTTTTGGTATAGGTCTTGGTAAATAAGTTGGTGCAACAGGTCTATGTCTTGGATTAATTATTTTATTTGGGTGAGGTTGTCTTGTAGTGCTATGTTTTTTCTTTCTTTTTTCTTCGTATTGGTCCATATAGTTACTAAAAGTATCATAATCTAATTTTTCATTTTTAACTGGTGCAGGCATCTCTTTTACTTGATTATATTTCACTTTGCTATTTGCTCGTAGTATTTTATTCTTTGCTCTTGTTGCTTTTGATTTTTCTCTTCCTCTTGCTAACCCTGCTAATTGACTTGCGGTTAATATCTTTTTTTTTCTTTTTGCTTTGTCTTTTCCTCTTTGTCCTCGTTTTTTATCTTCTGGAATATCTAAATCAGTATTATTTTCCATGATATCTTTTGTTTCCAATTTTACATTTTCTTTTTTAAATTTCGAAAAAACATCGCTTTTATCGACATTTTCCTGTGGTTCGAGTATTTCTTCGTCTTCATCTATTCGTCTATTAGTATCTTCTTGCATATTTTCTACTGGTTTTATAGTTAAATCAGTAATATCTTTTAATGGGTCTTTAATTTGGGGTAATCTATTTTTCGACATCTTATATATCTATATTTATATTTTATTTTGTATAAAAAATCTAAAATATTGATGGATTTCCTCCTTGTCTTTGTAAATCCCTTGATTTAATTTTAAGAGTAATTGTTGTATTAGGGTCAAGAAGATTTGGTTTTTGTCCAAGAGCATCTGTAATTTTACAGCGTAAAGACGATAAAGAAAAACTTGCTGGATTATTTAATTTTATATAATTTTCCATTGGGGAACTAAAAAACTCTCCTCTATCATGCCCCATAGCAACCAAAGGTTTATTTCCAAATGGTATTACACCTAATATTGCCCCAGCATTTCCGCCAGAATTCAAATTAAGAGTTCCGGCATTTAATTCTCCTGCACTATTACCATAAAATCCAGTAATTGGTAAATCAGGACAGCATACTACCAATGATTTTGCTAATGGAAATGCAACACCAAGTGTTAATTCTGCGGGAACACCTGCAGGTAACGCCATATTTGTTGCCGTTTCTGTAAGAAAATTGCTGGTATATCCCAATGTTTGACCTATTGTCGATTTTCTTAATGTTTGTCTTAATCCAGCATCAAATTTTTCTGCTGTTTGTTCTGTAGGGGTAATATCACCTAAACAAAATGTAAAATTAGGACTTGTAGCAATCGAACCAGCAACCATATTAACATGAGTTGTTCTTTTATGATGAACAGCATTCATTAAAATAGCATTATCTTCTACTTGAGTAACACAACCCATTCTTAAAGGTAAATGTCTATATAAATCAAACTGGTATCCAGCACCGGGCGTTGCTGGGTCTGTAATAACAATATGTCCATCTGTTCCGTTTTCTGCTACTGCAACTGGGACTGCGTCCCATGCATTCGAAGCATTATTTCCTCTTCCTGCAAAACCTTCGATACAATATCTATCTAAACCTCCAGAATTAATCTGAACTGGTCGCATACCAAGACGGACACCTTCAACGCTTGGTCCTAAATCTATTGAACCCCATAAAATAGCATCGTCCTGTTGTGACCCTTTATCTCCCGGTCCTTTTGGTTGTCGAGCATAAAAGTTTGCTGTGATTCTACCTGATGCATTATCTGCTCGAGAAATTTCCCACCATAAACAAAAATCAGTTCCTCCAGTTATTTTACTTAAAACGGCACTTTGATTTTGTGCTGTTTGACCGCTAAATTGAGCATTACTAAATATACCTCCTCTTAATCCTAACATATCTTTTTGCGTTCCTTTAACTTCAAATCCCCAAGTCCAACCTCCGCCGTCAATACAAGTTCCAGCACCTGCTAAAGGCGTAAATGTTCCTACTCTACCTCCAGTATCCGTATTCCACACCGGTTCATTATCAACAAAAGCAGTTGCTCCACTTCCATTTGTTCCTTTACAACCTACCCAACCAGCATATAATGCTCCTGCTGGTTGTGCAACACTTGCATTTCCTGGTAATATATCGATATCATTAATACCTCCTCCAGAAATTTGATTGCTTCCTGGTTGAATTAATATATCATCGATTGTTGTATCACCTGCACTTGATGGTCTATCGGGTATTTTTAATGTATTAACAAATGTAAATTGCCCACCTGCATCGATTGTGCTTGCCCACCCTCCTACAAGTGGTGAAATTGGTTGATATTCTGCTTCATTCATAAAAGCATTCGCCAATGTAGATATTTCTGCCTCTTTAATAATTACTGGAAAATGATTATCACTTTCTCCTATTTCCCATGATGATGAAGAATGTGGAGTATATCCGGTTGTTGGTCTTAATGCATCTAATTTTCCACTTCCAAACTGGAATCCAAGAGTATTTGCACCTGCTTCTAATCTAACTTCTTTCTCTATCATCATCTTACGATTTATATGCGAACTTACTAAACATACTTCTGCATTTGCCGGAAATTTAATCTGCTCCGTTATAAAATTTGAAAAATCTTCAGGGTCGCTTCCTTTGCTGTTAAGAACTATTAAACTCATTTATATATTCTAAATATAATAAATTTCTCTCCAAATATTATAATGCCTCATATTTTTAATTCATTTCGCAAATCAAATCTAAAACAGAAAAAGGTTCGAAAACCAAGAAACTTATTAGATGTTACTAAAATGAAACCAGAAAAGATGCCTACTCCTTTAGATATCTTTGGAAGCGATTTAAAATCATCTTCCACTAAAAAAAAATAATATATTTTATAAGTATATATGATGAATTCAACAATAACAGCAACCCAAGTTGGTGTAGAATGGGAATATTCTACCTTTATTTTAGCAGGATTATTTATTTCCAGTGAAATCATGCCTCTTTTAAAAGGTAAATCAAATGGACTACTACAAGGTCTGCTTTGCTTAATAAAAGGTTCTAAATGTTTGCTTGATAATGTAGAGGAAAAAATAGAAAAACAAATGGGAAAAGAATCGGAAATTCCTGATGTCTAAATTAGAATATCATACTTATAATTTATTAAATATGATATTTTGCATATATTAGTGTGTAATCTGTATAAAAAATCAATATTTATTCTTCTACTTATAATTCAAATCGAGGTCTAAATGTCTAAATGTCTAACAGGCAATCAAGTTTGCTCATGTTTTCCTTGGGATAGAGATATTGGATTATAGAGTTATTTCATTATTAAAAAAGTTTAGACATTTAG